GGGTAGAGGCCAGCTCTGCGGCCTGCTGGCTCTGGCTGCTGAATGCGGGTGCATTGGTTGGCCCTGGCCCACCGTGGTTGTGGCTGGCGGCAGAGGCGGCCAACTGCTCCACCACGTTCATCAGCTGGAGCAACAGGCGGAATATGTTCACCCCCTCTGTGCCCATCCACGAACGGGGTGCCTCGAAGTGCTGGAGTTGACCGGCCACACTGCGCCGCAGTTGCCCGATCACCGACACCAGATCGCCGGCAGTGGTCTGGCTCATGTTACCCAGGCACCCCAGCACCATGTCATCACCGGCCAGCAGCTCGATGGCCCCGAGCGCCTCGATGCGCTTCATTGCCCCGATCTGCTCCACGCTGTGTTGCAGGGTGGTGAGCTGGTGCTGGCCAAACTCGCCCAGGTATTCGTCAGCCTCGCGGTGCATCAGCAGCGCCTTGTCATGCTGGGTGCGGTCAGTATGGCGTGACTGGTTGCCCACAGTATCGGTACGGCTGAACACTTCCGCCCGCTGCTGCTGGAGCTGTTCGCCCGGGGCGATATCCGGCAGCGGCCAACCGGTGCCCAGTACGGTGCGAATGAATGGCCGGTCAGCGCGGCCGAAGGCAAACCCCAGCTCGACGATGGTCCCCTCGATGGGGAACTGCAGCAGCCCCTGCTCGTGCCCACCGAACATCACCGGCAGCGGCACGGCGCGATAGAGTGGGGTTGCCTTGTCCGGTTGGCCATCTTCACCCAGCAGTTGCACATCCACCGCATAGCGCGGGCGAAACGGATCATTGAGCTGGCCAGCTGCCGCGCTGTCGCTGATGGCCTCGACCCGCCCGAACTTGGGCAGGTGCATCTGGTCGGCCAGCTCAGGGAACACCCCCTCCATCTTGCGCCGCTCCGGCGACTTCACCGGTTTACCTGGTGTCGCCGTGGTGAGGGTCATCTCGTCACCCTTGAGGCGTACCCGCTCCACTCGCTTGCCGTTGAGGATGACGCCCGGGCGCATGGCCGGGATCGGGGCGGTGGTGAGGGTGTTGCCCGCCTGGCGGCCAGAGAAGGCCGGATCCAGTTCCACCGGCCTGTCTGCCCAACGGCTATGGGCGTGACTGCCCACGAAGATGGCGCCATCCGGTTGCTGATGCCAGATGAAGTCCGGCACCGCAAAGGCACGCCCCGCATTGTTCAGCAGCTGATAGCCGGTACCGGCGCTGGTGAAGTTGGGGATCGGTTGGTCGGTGTAGTCGGCTCCATCAGGCAGCAAAAAGGTGAGTTTGGTCTGGTCGCTCAACCATGCCAGCAGGCTGCGCAAGGTTGCATGCTGGATGCTGACAGGGAAGGCACTTCCCAGAATACCGGCCAGCTCTCGGCACAGCAGCTTGCTGGCGCCATTGCTGGCGGGCTGCACGTCATACACATAGCCCGTAAACCAGCGCCGCAGTTCGCCGTTGTATCCGAGATCCACGGTCAGGGTTTGCCCCTTCTCGGCGCGCCCCTCGATGGTGAGGGCGGCGCGGCCGCCCGCACAGAGATCCAGCACGATATCGTGGTCGATAAGGTTGGCAGGCTGGCCGCCCAGGGTCAGGTTGGTCGCGAGTTTCACGCCATCAGGTCTCCCAGTTTGTTATCCAGCCCCTTGATGGCCTGCTCCCACGAGCTCAGTTGTTCCTGCTCTGTGGCCGGTTTCCCGTTACCGCCATCGGCTGCCTTGGCCGGTTTGGTGTTGGAGTTGCCCTGGCCCACTGTGGCCGGTGCTTTTGGCATCCGCTGTTCCCGTTTCTCCGGTACCGAGTTGTGCTCGCGCAGGGTGAACTGCACTTGCCACGCCAGCAGCCCCTCCTGCTCGCTCGCGGTGATGCGCCCAGCGAACTTGGCCTGGCGCACCTTCACCGACTTGGCCAATAGCGACCCGACCCGGTAGATATGGCGCTGGCCACCATCGCCCTTGGCGTCGGCCAGCTCAAACAGCCGGCTCAGGGTCTGTTCATCCTTGAATGGGACAAGGCCCGAGATATCGAGCTCCTTGGCCTTCTCGCCCTGCTCCGAGCTGCTGGTCGAGCTGGTCTGGCCGCTGCTGTCCTTGTCCTGAAACTGCATCGACACAGAGATCCGCATCGACTTCATCACAATGGGTTCACCGTCCAGGGTGAGCATGGCGGTTCGGCTCATCGGGTTAACTCCTGCCAGAAGGTGAGCGGGGAGGTGGAGAGCAGCAGCGCGCCGACCGTCATGCTATGGCTATGGTCTGGCGGGTTACTCTGGCCCAGCTGGGCTGCAAGGCTGGCCGCATTGCCTTGTCCCTGCCAGTGCCACAGCTGGCCGCTGATGGTAGCCAGCTGGTCGAGTGCCTTCTCCAGCTCTGCCAGTCTGGCCGCGCGACGTTCGGCCACGGCTGCCAGCTTGGCAATCGGCGTGGTGGCCCCCTGCGCCAGGCTCTCCAGCTGTGCCAACTCGGCCCCCAGCGCCATGCGGGCAGGGCGCAGCGGATCCCAACTTAGCGGCTCGTCTGCTTTCCAGCGTGGCACCTTGGCGGCTGTGGGCTGGCTCATGGTGTCGTTGTTGGCGGTGAGGCGGCGCAGGGTGGCGCACCACTCCGGCAGGGGCAGGATGGCGCAAAGCGGTGTCAAGGCATCGGCCAGCGCGGTCTCGCTGTTGCCAGTGACCAGCCAGGCGAGGGCATGCAGCTGGCCAGTCGGTAGCAGGGGATCGGCCCCGTCCTGCAGCTTGGCGGCAAGGGTGGCCACCGCGTTGGGGGCGGCTAGGCTGTACTGGTTGCCCTGGTGCTGGCCCACCCCATGCTGATATGGGGTCACGGTCAAGCAGCGTCCGATAACCAGTAGGCGGTCCAGCTCACCCCGTAACCCTGCCAGCGCGGCGGCGGCCTCGCTGAGCGGGTGGGGCTGGTACTGAGCCCGCCCCGCCAGCCCTTGCAGGCGGTTTACTGCGGCTGACTGGTTGCCTGAAAGCTGACCCAGCACACTCGAACACTGCTGATTGATATCGGTCAGCGATGGCGGATATGTCAGATGCGATAGCTGCCACATATCAGATCACCACAAAGCGCAGCGGGTCAGCCAAGGAAAATGCAGGTTCCGGCAAAGATGCGTTCAGCATATCGGCGGTGGTTTCCCAGTAACCCAACTCCGGCAGCGTGACCGTGATGGTCATCTGGCCACCGACCACATCGGCGACCGCCGCGATGGTGCGGCCGGTGTCACGCATGGTGCAGGGTACCCGAAATTTCTGGTCAGGCACCGGCAGCGGGCCGGTGATCACCAGCTCGCGGCCCAGCTTGACGGTGTACTCGTTGTGGGAGTTGTCAAATCCGTCTTCGTCCCCCTGCACATCGGTGATAACCACCGGGATGAGCTGAGGAACTGGGGCGATATCGATCTCGGGATTGGTCCATGTCTTACCATCGTAACTGGCACCCGGGAGCGTGCCTGACGGGCAGGGGATAAACTGGGCGGCCAGCTCGGGAACGTGTACGTCAGCCGGAGAGATCCCCAGCCCGCCATCGTTCCAAATCTCGGTGGCCGTGCTGCCGACCAGTCTTGCAAAAAATCGCATCATGCCAGTACCTCCACGCCAACCGCGCCAACACCGCCTAGCATTCCGATACCGCTAGCGCCGACGCCAGCGCCACCGCCCACGAGCGGATACAAATGAGATACGGTGCTGGCGGCAGACACTCCGCCTGCGCCCATATGTGGCGGCGAATTTTTCGACCCAAGAGCGGAGCGGCCGCCAGCAAAATCGCCGATCCCCCATCCATCACCACACCGGGCAAAACCACCCCCCTGAGCCGAGTTGGAGCTAGTTCCGCCCCCGAAACGCGACCCAGCACCAGCACCAAATGAATGCCCGCTAGTGCCAACCCCTCCAGAGGCATTGACATCCCCGCCTAGCCCCTCTCCTCCTGATTGATTGGCTTCGACTGCATCTGTATGCGCATTTTTACCGCCTGTGGCACTTATCAGCCCGCCGAACGAGCTAGTTTCGCCTGACAGCTTCTGGCCTGCGGTATATCTCACTGCATCACCAACTGTATACGTGAAGGTCTGCCCCGCGCTGACCTCAATAATTTTTTCAGCATAACCGCCGCCGCCGCCCGGGTTTGACTTGTTATATGCCTCGGATATTGGGGCTGCACTGCCGCCTGCTCCCACGACGAAGGCGCGAATTTTCGACACACCCTCCGGCACGGTGAAGGTTCTAGTGCCAGGGGCAATATCGAACAGGATGATTGATGTTTTTAACGCCGCATAGGTCGGCGACCGTTGCGACGATGTTCCCAAAGTGATCATGAAACCCTCCACTGTCCGGCAATTTTCTCGAAAATAAACTCGCGACTGGCTTGGCGCAGTCTGATTTGACGGTCAGCCCCGGCGCTGGTGCTGATCGTCCCGCTGGTTAGCTGCACGATGCAGTCCCCTGCCGCCATATCCACGCCGTGATCGACAATCACGCCGAGGCGGCTACCGTCCGGCCATGTCTCATCCAGGGTCACGACGGCCGGTTTCATAAATCTCAGGTGTGACGGGTATTTCCCGTTGGCGGGCAGCGAACTGTCGGCAGTGATCGCCGATGAACTGAACCCGGCGCGCAACCCATCGCTGATCGCGGTGTTGATGTAGTCGGTGAAATCAAACTGCCATGTCTCCGGCGAGATGGTCACATCCAGCGCGGCGCTGGCGCGGGCGAAGGCCAGAATGAAGTTGCGGATCAAGGTATCCCCTGGCTGGTTGGCATCCTTGGCTACCTTGACCGTATCAGGCAGATAGGAGACCGCGACCAGGGTGCCATCGCTGGCTTCCAGTCCCATCCAGTTGAACGTAAACGGCCCCACGGTCGGTTCCAGCAGCAGGGAATAGACCACCTTGTCCGGCGAGATCGCGGCGGCCTTGGTGACTGGCCCCCGATATTTGATTTCTCCCGGTGCGGGATCCGGTTCATCCGGATTCACCGGGTCGGTGTAGTTCAACCCCGGCTTGTAGGCCAGCACCATCTTGTCGATGTGGGTGGCCACGTTCAGGGCGAGATTCTGGGTGATGAGCATCATCCCCCGATTCAGGATTTCGGCCATTTAGCCTCCGTTGTTACATAGCTGGCAGAGATCGGCTGGGCCGCTCTCACGCAATGCCCCCAGACCGAACCGGCCAGTTCGACATCCGTTGATGCGGTGATGG